ACGTAACCGCCACCGGGAAAGACGGCGGGCCAATCCAAATCTCCAACCCGATTGACTTTAAGAACCTGAGTGTTGACGACCTTAAAGCACTTGAGGCAATAGCCCTGAAAGCAAGTGTTGCCGATGACAAAGAAGAAGATTGATTATGGAGATTATCTAAACCTATCAACCATAAGAAAAGCACTCGCCGAAAAGAGCTTGGCCGAATACATAAAGCAATCATGGCCAATCATCGAACCTGGTACAGACTACCTGCACAATTGGCACATTGACTTAATCAGCGAATACCTGGAGGCTATCACGGCAGGGCAAATAACCAGGCTACTCATAAACATTCCACCCCGGTACATGAAAAGCACCTGCGTAAGTGTGATGTGGCCCACCTGGGAATGGATTACTCGACCGTCGATGCGCTATCTTTTTGTCAGCTACTCGTCTAGTCTCTCGACTAAGCACTCTGTTGACAGAAGAACGATTATCCAGAGTGAGTGGTATCGTAGAAACTGGGGAGCGGATGCGCTGGACAAAAAAGACAGGAAAATATACTTAGCCCATGACCAAAACGTAAAAACTGAGTTTATGAATACTAGGCGTGGGGTCATGGTGGCTACGTCTGTAGGCGGTTCGTCCACTGGTAAAGGCGGCAACCGGATCGTAGTAGACGACCCGCATAACCCGTTGGAAGCCGAATCAGACAAGGAAAGGCAGAACGGTATTGACTTTTTCAACGGCACCCTTTCCACCCGCCTTGACGATAAGAAAAAGGGCGCCTTTGTTGTTGTAATGCAAAGACTCCATGAAGCTGACCTAACTGGGCACATTTTAGACGGGGAGGAACACTGGGAGCATCTTAAAATCCCCGGCATCTGCGAAGAAAGAACAGTCCACCATTTCCCGATCAGCGGGAAGGAATTTATCAGAGAAGAAAGTGATCTCCTGTGGCCTGAGCGCGAAGGCGAAAAAGAGCTCGCAGCGGCCAAAGTAAGACTTACCTCAAGGGGTTTTGCCGGTCAGTATCAACAAAGGCCGGCCCCAATGGAAGGCTCGATCTTTAAGCGGGAATGGTTTAAATACTGGTGTATGCCAGGTCAGACCCTCCCTCCGGTAACGGTTAAAACCAAAGACGGTTATGTCTTGGTAGAGGCAGAGCCGCTGCCGGTACTGATGGAACAGATTCAATCTTGGGACATGTCCTTTAAGGACAAAAAGACCTCTGACTTTGTAGTAGGGCAAGCCTGGGGGAGGTGGAAGGCTAACTGCTACCTCCTGGACCAACTCCGCGACCGGCTGGACTTCGTAAACACAGTTAAAGCATTTAAAACATTCACCCAAAAGCACCCGAAGGCAACCGCAAAACTGGTTGAAGATGCAGCCAACGGGGGTCCGGTGATTAACTCGCTTAAAGACGCCATTGCCGGGATTATCCCGGTTAATCCTCATGCGTCAAAAGAAGCAAGGGCATATGCGGTAACCCCGTACTGTGAAAGCGGCAATATCTACCTACCGCACCCGCTTTTATATCCATGGACGAATGACCTAATAGAGGAATTAGTCACATTCCCTAATGCAAAAAATGACGATCAGTGTGATGCATTTACCCAGGCTATTGCAAGGCTAATTGGCAAGAAAAGCGCGGACCCAAAACACACAGCCCTATTGCGAGGTGCATCAGTATATGGCTAGAACTCCCTGGTATAAAAAAGCCGTTGGCGAAATATCAAAACTGCGTAAAAGCACGTTCGGCGTGTTTGGCCGGATTCTTTTTCATGGCAGCGCGTCAGTGCCCTATGTGCTAAACAGCAATAAAGTAGACGCCACCCTGACCCGCGCGCTCTACCACAATATACATGAGGATTATAAACTGGGCGCCGGTTTTGCCAAGCCGATCATCAACACCCTGTCCGGCTTTATGGGTACGCCTCGTTTTACTGTTGCCGACGAAGACGCTCAAGAAGTATTAGATGAGCATATCAATAAATGGGTGTCGAAGGTACAAAGGACCCACCAGCTCTCTTTGCGCGACGGGGATTCTTATATTTACCTGGCCAACCTCGAAGTGGACAGCATCCTGTACCCGGAGAACAAGACCCGGATCGAGTACATTATTATCCCGCCCGAACAGGTAACGAACATCGAACTGGACCCGCAGACACATAAACCGGTTGCTTATGTGCTGGAGGGTCGCCATAAGTGGGGTATTGACTTAGACAAGGAGTACACGGTCAAGCAACGTATCACCAAAGATGAAATTGAAACGGTGGTCGAAGGCGACGCGCCGGAAGGCGTTGAAAGTGGCACAGACCCGAACAAGTGGGGCTTTATCCCGATCATCCACTTCAAAAACGAACCGGAGGAAACGGAGAAATACGGCACATCCGAACTGGAAGCTGTTGAACCATATCTGAAAGCCTACCACGATGTTATGATGCACGCTCTACAGGGCTCTAAAATGCACTCTACGCCAAGGCTTAAGATGAAACTGGCGGACGTGCAAACATTCTTAGAAAACAACTTCCCCGAGGTCGTGAGGGCTCAGGAGCGCGGTGAGGATGCCAAAATAAGACTGGAAGGCCAGGAGCTCTTACTGATGAACTCTGAGGATGACGCGGCATTTATCGAGGTAAAGTCAGCTACAGGGGACGCCAAGGCCCTCCTGACGCTGCTTTTTTACTGCATTGTGGATGTCAGTTCCGTACCCGAGATGGTGTTCGGGGTCCACACGCCGTCAAGCCATGCCAGCGTTAAAGAGCAAGGCCCGATCCTGATTAGGCACATATCCCGCAAGCGCGAGCAGGTTACCGAGCAATGGCAGCTTTTAGCCAGGATGGTACTGGCAATGTCATCCAAGATTACCGGGAAGCGATACGAAACCTATGAGACAACCATTACCTGGGACACCATCCTTGATCGCGACGAAAAAGAGTTCGCCGAAACCTTGAAGTACATCGTGGAAGCCCTAAGCGCGGCAGTACAGGGGCAGATCATGAGCTCTGATGCGGCGGTTGACTTCCTGGGGCAGTACGTCGAAACTATGAGGGCTTATATCTCAGACGACAAAGAGCTTCCGGGGGAAAGAGAGCGCATAACCACGTCGATGTTTTTAAAATCTCGCCTGGAGGACGGCCAGCTTTTAGTTGACCAGCTAAGCGAGATCGAGGCAGGGCTTGAGAATAAGGACCAGAACACGACGAATGTGTTTAAGTTGATTAGGGAATCGCTGGCGAGGGCGGGGTAAAAGGGGTGCAATAATGGGTATAACGGGCAATAGTGAGCCATTGCAAGTCATAGAACCGCTGAAATATACCGTTCGGCTTGTGGGTGGTACGCCGACAGTGGAAGTCATGGATGGAGATGAATTAATCTTTCGCAAAAATATAACCAAAGAGGATATAGCTAGCGGGGTAATAAATGTTGTGCTCGGGCATGTAGAGGAGTAGCCATGTCAGACATCGACGAAATCAAAGACGCGGCTGGGGCCTATAAAAAATGGGCACTCGAAGCCCGTAAATCATACATCGACCTGCGCCTGCGCCAAGACCCGGCAATCCGTTCTATGTACGCCTCCCTGGTGAAAAGACTAGCCAAGAAGCTCACCGGGATGCCGGCCAACTTGCAGGCGCGGCATTTGAAGATAATCGACCAACTACTCAAAGAGCAGGCCGGGCTCCTATCTGCGGAGCTTACCGAAAAGCTCACGGACTACATCAAGCAAGCCTCCTCTGCCGGGGTAGCCTACAATCAAGCGGTCATGGTGGATCTCCTAAAGACCGCCGGGGTAAAGCTGCCGGGCATTACGGCGATCTATGAAAGGGCGAATATCCAGGCAATCGAAGCCTGCTGGGCGCGGACACAAAAGGGCCTTTACCTCTCAGACCGGATCTGGAAGCAGGGCGAAAATTACCGCGACGCCATGAAAGAGATTATCCAAGAGGCGGTTGCCACCGGGCAGGATGCAGTGACCACAGCGAGGGCGCTTGAAACCTACGTCAAGGCAGGGAGGACGACCCTGGCGGCGAGCTACCCTAAGATGATGGAGCGCATGGGAACGCGGATACCACAGAATCTCAGCTATGAGGCGCTAAGGCTGGCCCGAACTGAGATGACAGCGGCGTTTGGGGAAGGGACCGTTGCCGCGGCGAAGGTGAGCCCGAGTAGTAATGGGATTAAATGGATATTATCAAAGAGCCATCCTCTGGCGGATGTATGTGATACTCACGCGGCGCACGATGAGGGGCTGGGCAAGGGCGTGTTTCCGGTGGATGATGTTCCGATGTACCCAGCTCATCCTGGATGTCTTTGTTCCCTGCTCCCGGTGAATGAGCAGCCGGATGATTTTGTGGCCAGGTTGAAGCGGTGGGAGAAAGACCCGGCAAGTGAGCCAGGGGTGGAGGACTGGTATCAGAACGCTTATAAGAAAAAGCAGGGTTGATAGGACTGCCCTCCACCGCATACAATATAACCGGAGGTGGTTTGTTTGACTTATAGCGAAGAGATAACCTTTCCGGCCAATCCAACACAGGCAGACATCAAGAACCTGCGGCGCCAGGTTGCAAAAGACAAGTTCGAGGTGATCGACGGTGGAAAAACCGAAGGAGCAGCCGGCCCCAATCCAGCAGACCCCGAAGCGGATTGAGACGCACGGCGGGCATCAGAAAATGGTCATCAGGGATATGAAGAGCGGGCAGTATGTGAGTAAGAAGTGAGGTAAAAACATGATTCAGTTGGATTTAGGGCTGGCCCTCGGGTTGGCCTATTTTCTTGGCTGCATATTTATGGCAGCCTTTTGCTACTATGACTATCGCAAACGCATTAAAAAAATCCAGGCTATAGTTATAGAGCTCAAAAGCACCACTGATGGGCTTGACATTACAAGGCAGGAGGCCATTGACCAACTTGCAGAAGAAATATGGGAGAAAATCGTGAGTAAACGCTAAGGCTTAGGCCAAGGCGTTTTCTTTATGTCTTTTTATTTTCCGAAGGGAGGTGAGACATTGAAGAAACGATACAGCAAAAAGAAGCACAAGAAACCAGTCGGCGAAATGGCCGGGGCATACGGTGAAGCTACTAGTCTCGCGGCGTTAATCAGCGGCGAAATGCAGCCATCAGACATCCCGGTAGCCCCCGGTGTGGATATTGAAGCTATCAAAGACGGGGACGAAAAAAGTTTGGAACTTGTGGTAGAGGTGCCATCGTCCAAATCTAAAAGAGGGTGGCTGTATAAACCGCAGGCGATCAAAGACATCGTGAACCACGTTAACCAGCACACCCTTTCCGGTTACCTGGGGCATCA